ATTGCCGGATTAAAATTAACATCTGCACTAATGGGTTCGATACCTTCACTAATTAAGACAATGTTCGGTGGTGGACAACGCGGTAGTAGAACTAACCCTATGTATGTAGTTGATATAGGTAGTAGTGGCGGCATGCCAGGAATGGATAAGGGCGGTAAAGGTGGTAAGGGCGGTAAAGGTAAGTGGGCCGGTCGAGCTGCAAGTGTTGGTAAAGGCCTTGCCGGTGGCGTTGGTGGCATTTTAGCCGGTATTGGATTAGACTATGCCACCGATGAACTAAAAAAATCTGGGCACAATCAAGCCGCAGCAGCAACAGATATCGCATCAAGTGCCGCATCCTTTGCAGGTACTGGTGCATTATTAGGAAGCTTCATAGGACCAATTGGAACTCTTGCCGGTGCCATTATCGGTGGTGGCACCGGCGCATTATACGGTGCATATAATAATTGGGAGACAATTTCCCCATCAACCCCTAAATCGTCAACAATTGATTCGCCATCGGCTTCTAAGCCAACAGATGCGTTAGATAATAAACCAGGGTCTGATACATCTACAACTACTGGAGAATCCGCAACGAATAAATCCTCACGTTCGAACGAGATAAATAGCACATTGACATATCAAACTGCTATTTTAACACAAATACTTGAAGCATCACAAAATTTAGTATCAGTTAACAGAGATATTCTTAAATATGCAAAGGTACATTCATAATGACTTGGAAAAAGTTTTTTCGCCCCGTTAACTCGGTCTTACCAGCAACACAAAGAGTAATCGATAGTACATCGGCTTACGCATCCACGTCTAAATATAATAATTGGCTTCCTGAAGTTTATGCTGGCCCGCCAGACAGATTGCAACGCTATGCGGTCTATGACCAAATGAATTTTGATCATGAAATTCATGCAGCACTAGATACAATTGCAGACTTTGGCACTGAACCAGATGGAGTAACTGAATTACCACTAGTCATGAAATATAATGATGATCCTACACCCTCTGAAATTCAGATTCTAGAAAAATCATTGGGGCAATGGTGCAGGCTTAATAAGATTAGCAAGCGCCTCTGGTCTATGTTTCGTGCAACATTAGTATATGGTGATCAATTCTTTTTGCGTGACCCAGAAACATTCAGACTATATTGGATTGATCCAGCTAAAGTAGAAAAGGTTATTGTAAACGAATCCGATGGTAAAAAGATTGAGAGTTATTTCATTAAAGATATCGATCTTAATATGAAGAGCTTAGTTGCAACTAATCAGTTGAACAAACTTTCTAATGGAGCATTTGGATCTAATAGTATTGTATTTTCTCCACCAATGCAAGGAAATATGAATTATATTTCCGGTGGTTATGGTGGTGCAGGTACAGCAAATTATCAAGATGGTGGAGCTACAGCAGTTGATGCCGAACATATTGTCCAATTAACGCTATCAGATGGCATGAACGCTGCCTGGCCCTTTGGATTGAGTATACTTGAGCAAATTTACAAGGTTTATAAGCAAAAAGAATTGCTAGAAGATGCAATTCTAATTTATCGTATTCACCGCGCACCTGAGCGTCGTGTTTTCTTTATTGACGTTGGTACTATGCCGCCTAACAAGGCGCAGCAGTATCTTGAACGTGTTCGTTACGAAGTACAGCAAAAACGTATTCCGAGTAGAACTGGCGGTGGTGCTAATGTGGTTGATTCAACATATAATCCTATGTCTATCTTGGAAGATTATTTCTTTGCCGTAACAAGTGAAGGCCGTGGATCTAAGGTTGACGTATTACCTGGTGGTGAGAACTTAGGTGATATTGATGACCTACGTTATTTTAATAACAAGATGTTACGTGCTTTAGGTGTTCCAAGTTCGTACTTGCCGACAGGTCCGGAGGATGGTACATCATCAGTAAGCGATGGTCGTGTTGGTTCGGCGTTTATACAAGAGTTTAGATTTTCTAAGGTTGTAACTCGTTATCAACAACAGATTATTGAACCTATTGATTTAGAATTTAAACTTTTCTTAAAGCGTCGTGGCGTAACAATCGATAACAGTTTGTTTGAACTTGCATTTACACCAGCACAATCTTTCTCTGAATATCGTCAGCTTGAATTAGATTCAGCTAAGATTAATACATTTACCGCACTAACAGACATTTCGTTTGTTTCCAAACGTTTCATTCTTAAGCGTTATTTAGGTTGGACAGAAGCAGAACTTGCAGAAAATGAGCGTATGTGGAAAGAAGAGCGTAGTCGCTTAACTAAGACATTTGCACCAGATGCAGGAGTAGGTGGCGGATTAGGTGGCATGGCTGGAGGTTCAGCACCAGCCGGTTTATCTGATGTTGGTATTACAAGCTCAGGTATTGATAACATGGCACCAGACGAAGATGGCGTAGAAGGTGCAAATCCATCTGATGCCGGCCCAGAAGTTTCTGATACAGAAGTAGATAATTTCGGTCAATAGTAATGAAATTTTCTGAAATTTCTTTTGATCCAATTATATATAAAATTATTGAAACTCACTATGAAGATATAAGTGAATTATATAAATTTCTGAATGAAAATATAATTTCTGAAGACTTAAAAGGATATGATGTTGAAATATCAGAGTTACTAGATAGGTATAACAATTCTGTATCTATCGGAAATATATACACCCCTGCATTAATTGTGTTCAACATAGGTCAGAACATAATTGAAGTTCAATATTTAGAAAATGCTGAACTCAAAAAAATTTCATCTTTTGATAATTCTTATATTTTTGAGAAAAACAATAAACTTGAAAAATTTCCAAAAGATTTAAATAATAAATGGATTATTAGCAGAACACTTATATTTGATTCTATCCCTGATTTTAAACAGTTTGGCTCGGTGTTGAAATTAACATTCTCGGAAACAAAATTTATATATAAAGAATACAGTTGATGATAGAATGATAGAATGATAAATTGATAAATAGTTCATAACATTATTTTTCAAAAGAGGCACAAAAAATCTTAGCACGTGAACTATTAGTAGAATATTATGATCCTGCCGATGACGAATTAGGCAAGGCGAAATTAGATGACACACGTCGTCCACGCTTAACTATGCTTCACTTACAAAAACTTAGAAAATCACGTGATGCTGAAAAGTATGAAACTGCCCAGCATCTCAACTTCTTACCTGATATGTATGGTCAAGCACCGGAAGAAGCAGGCGGGCTATAAACTAGCTGTTTATTCTTAATTGATCGAGACTAAATAAAGCTACGAATCCGCATTTCTTAAAAGTGGCTCTTTTATAGCCATTTCCACCTATATTCCCACTCTTTGAGTTAAATACCTAGAATACTACGAAAGTAGCGATTTTGGAATTTTAACTAATCAAGGAGATTGGGCATGTCACAACAACAAAAGCTTGAAAAGGTATTGGATCTTCTTCTATCAGAAGATTCGGACCAGGCTGCTGAACTTCTCCATCAAATCATTGTAGAAAAAGCTCGTGTCATTTATGAAAGCATTGTCGAAGAAGACGACGCCGAAAATGAAGACCTTGACGAATCCGATGAAGTTGGTGGTGAGCCAAATAAGGATTTCACTGATGAAATTTCGTCTGACCAAGATGAAGTTAACTCTGACGAACAAAATGACGGCGAAGCCGGCGGTTCGGAAGACGACAGTGAAGGCAGCGATGATGAAGACGAGGAAGGCGCCATGGATAACATGGGCGACGAAATGGGCGGAGAAGGAACTACTGAAGAGCGTGTTGAAGACCTAGAGTCCCAACTTGCTGAACTTCGTGCAGAATTTGACGCACTAATGGGCGAAGAAATGCAAGAGCCACAACATGCAGACATGGCCGGCGATATGGAAATGGGCGGAGACGTTCAACCAGCTGGTGATGACATGGGTGGTATGCCTGACTTTGGTGGCGGAGCAGAAGAAAAGGTTGTCGGCGAAGTAGTCGCAACTATGTTCGAAAAGCAGAAGAAAGCCAAGCTAGAAGTAGCACCACAAAAGAAAGATGCCAAGAAGGATAAGAAGGTTGACGAAGAAACACAATTCCTTAACAAGACAGCTGACACAGGCCAAAAAGGCACAGCAAAGCTTGTTGGAACTGGTAAGAACACACCTTTAGGTGCTGAACAAACCAAGTCATCGTTTACTAACATTCCTGCACGTAAGGATTATGGCGGAAAGCCAACAAATATCCTAGGTAGCAAGTCTACTGGTGGCGAATATGGAAAGTACAATGGTGATTCAGCAAAGAATGATACACCGTCAGATAATGTAAAAGTTGAACCTAAGAAGAATAGCGTGAAAGCTGATACCACTGCAAAGTGGACCGGCGGCAAGGCATCTGGTGCAGGTTTTACAAAGTCTCCTCTAACCAAGAAGCCAGCGTAAGGATAAGGCGGTGAAAGTGGCAAATAAACTATACGAGTACCTATCGTTTGATAGGGCGCACGTAGAGCTACTCGAAGAAGATAACAAGATGACCGGTGGTAAAGATCTCTGTATGAAAGGGATCTTTATCCAGGGTGACGTAAGAAACCAAAATCAGCGTGTTTATCCTGTTCGTGAAATTGCTAGAGCCGTAACTTCTATTACTGAGAAATTAAGCGCAGGTCAATCAGTTATGGGCGAACTCGACCATCCGGAAGAGTTGTCTATTAACCTTGACCGTGTAAGTCACCTCATCACAGAAATGTGGATGGATGGTGCAGACGGATACGGTAAGTTGAAAATTGTCCCAACCCCGATGGGTCTCATTGTAAAGACATTGTTACAGTCGGGCGCAAAGTTGGGTGTTTCATCCCGTGGTTCTGGAAATGTTGGTGATGATGGTGCAGTTTCGGATTTCGAAATTATCACTGTTGACATCGTGGCACAACCAAGTGCTCCAAATGCATTTCCTAGGACAATATATGAAAGTCTTTTTAACATGAAGGGTGGTTCTAGTGTAATGAATACCGCAAGGTCTGCATTAACTGAAGCCGCTGCACAGAAACAGCTTGTTAAGGACCTTCACCGATTTATTAAAGAGTTGAAAATTTAAGGGGAACTCAAGATGGCAAAAAAATTAGATGAGATCTTGAGCGAAAGCGTTGGATTATCCGAAGATACCAAGAATCAGATCGTTGGTTTGTGGGAAGCTAGATTAACCGAAGCTCGTGAAGAAGTTGCAGCAACACTCCGTGAGGAATTCGCACACAAGTTTGAACACGACAAGGGAGTTTTAGTTGAGTCTATGGATCGTTTCTTAACAGACAAAGTCCGCGTTGAACTCGAAGAATTCGCCGATGACAAGAGAAAACTTGTCGCAGAACGTGTTGCCTATAAAGGCAAACTAGTAGAACACACAAAGATGCTAAACACATTTATTACAGAAGCTGTAGCTAAAGAAATGAAAGAGTTCTATGCCGAGAAGAAGGTAATGAAAGAGAACTTTGGAAAACTAGAAAACTTCTTATTGAAGCAACTAGCCGAAGAAATCCGTGAATTCCGTGCTGACAAGAAGTCCCTAGTGGAACAGAAAGTCAAAATGGTTACCGAAGGTAAGCAGAAGCTACAAGAAACAAAGGCACAGTTTATCAAGCGTGCAGCACAAATTATCGAGTCTAATATTGAGAAGACTCTGCGTAATGAAATTGGTCAATTCAAGGAAGACATTCGTGTTGCCCGCGAGAACGATTTCGGTCGCAAGATATTTGAGAGCGTTGCCGCCGAATTCATGACTTCGTATCTAAACGAAGGTACTGAGCTTAAGAAGCTACAAAAGGTTGTCGAATCTAAGAACCAGGAACTTGCAACACTTAACGAATCAGTTAAGAAGAACAAGGGACTGATGGAAGGTTTGGATAACAAGTTAAAAGCTACTCAAGACCTAGTCGAAAGACAGAAAGTCATGGTAGAATTACTAGCCCCATTGTCGAAAGACAAGAAAGCAGTAATGAAGGAATTGCTTGAATCGGTTCAGACAAAGAATCTGCAAGGCGCATACAACAAGTATTTGCCAAGCGTTCTAAATGAAGCCGCTGTACGTAAACCTGAGGCTGCAAAGATTCAGTTAACTGAGGCGACATTGTCATCCAAGACAGGCAACAGAGCGGTGGTCGCTCAAGACGAGGATTCGGAAGACGCCTCAACACTAAAAAGTATTTTGTCCTTAGCCGGAATTAGAAAGTAATCTAGGAGAAACTTATAATGGCAACAAAGCTATTTGAATCAAACTGGGGCGCAACAAAAGAAGCCCTATTAGAAGGCCTAAAGGGAACCCGTCGTCAGTCCATGGACGTAGTGTTTGAAAACACTCGTAGATACTTGGCTGAATCGGCAACCGCAGGCGCAACCCAAGCAGGTAATATTGCTGTACTTAACAAAGTAATGCTACCGCTTATCCGACGTGTTATGCCGACCGTTATTGCGAACGAAATCATGGGTGTTCAGCCTATGACCGGTCCAGTTGGTCAGATCCACACTTTGCGTGTTCGTTACGCTAATACAGCAGCTGGTGTTACAGCTGGTACAGAAGCACTTGGTCCATTCGAAATTGCTCGCGCATATTCGGGTAACGAAGTTGCAGCAGATCCAGCAGCAGCAAGTACAGCTCGTCTAGAAGGCGTACCTGGTAACAAGCTCAGCATCCAAATCTTGAAAGAAACAGTCGAAGCTAAGACACGTAAATTGTCAGCTCGTTGGACCTTTGAAGCAGCACAAGATGCAAACGCTATCCATGGTATCGACATCGAAGCAGAAATCATGCAAGCACTTGCACAAGAAATTACAGTTGAAATCGACCAGGAAATGCTATACAAGTTGTCTAGCCTAGTTCCAGTTGCACCAACTACATTCAACCAAGCCGCTGTATCTGGTACAGCTACATATGTTGGTGATGAAATGGCTGCTCTTGCAGTTATGATTAACCAGCAAGCTAACTTGATTGCTGCTCGCACACGTCGTGGTGCTGCTAACTGGGCAGTTGTTTCGCCAACAGCGTTAACAATTCTTCAGTCTGCAACAACATCATCGTTTGCTCGTACCACAGAAGGTACATTTGAAGCACCTACAAACACAAAGTTTGTTGGCACTTTGAACAGCACAATGCGCGTTTATGTAAACCAGTACGCAGCAGATGGTGAAGCAGTTCTTATTGGCTACAAAGGCCCTACAGAAACTGATGCAGCAGCTTATTACTGCCCATACATTCCGCTAATGAGCGTTGGTCCAGTTATGGATCCACAGACTTTCGAGCCTGTTGTTTCGTTCATGACACGTTATGGCTACTTGGAATTGACCAACACAGCTAACAGCTTCGGTAACGCAGCTGACTACTTGTCGAAGGTTGGAATTGACTCGAGCACTTTGAAGTTTTTCTAAATCGAAAGATTGGAATTGCAGAAAAGAGAAAAGCGTCCTCCGGGGCGCTTTTTCACGGCTATATTATCTTACCGAATAATGATAAATACACTATATTTAAAGGGACTTATTATATGACGATAAAAATATCAGAAGTATTGCCTGTAATTGTGTTTGAAGACTCGTTTGTTGGACCTGCTACTGCGATCACATCTCATATACCAGCTGTTTTTCCAGTAAATTTTGTATATACATATGCAGCAAGTCAAGGCTATTCGGCAATTCTTTTGGCTAACCAATTAGCAATAGATGGATCCGGTGCAACTTCAGCAGCTTTTGCAGCAAAACGAGTAAATTCAGCCGGAGCATGGCTTCTGGGCACAGCCGGTGGATATACGGTGACATTTACAGTTAAAATGCCAGCAACAATTACTACTTCAACTATTGGTTCAATTAAACTATACGATCAAGTTGCCGATATTGAGTTAGAGCTTAATGTTCGAGGTTTCTTTGGTAACGTACTTATCGTATATACTACCCCTTCCAATACAGATCCAGATGATGCCTTCTCAGTCCCAGGAGGAGTATTTCTACCTAATCAATCATATACGGTTAAGTTAGTTGTTAGTACCACCCCAAATTGGAGACTTTATGTAGATGATACCGTAATAGGAGCCGGAGTTCAAAATCTTCTTACTGATTATTCATTTTTAAGAATAAGCCAACAGGGTGATTTAGTCTATGAAAATATAGAAATTACAGTTTAATTAATTTCATTAATGTGAAAAACGGTCCTATTATGAGGACCGTTTTTCATGGCCGTCAATATTTGTTTTATCTGATAAATATAAGAAACGATAGGTATACATCTTATGGCACATCGAATAATAGTTCAGGACGGAGTAGTCTTATATAGATCTAGTGATCCAGGATCATTAGATCTAGATTTCAGCGTAATTGGATCTGTGAATGTTACAAATCAAATTAATATCGGTGATGTTACATCTCCATCTGGATTACTTTCAACATTTGCAGGAAGCGGTGCCGATTTAAAAATTGAAACTCATAATGATGGATTTATTTTTGGTAACATTGAATTAGATAGTTTAACAGATGGCGGTTCTATATTACTAAATAATATTGCATGGCCGGATGGAACAGTTTCCCCGATACCAGGTATGTATTTAGGTGTATCGGCACTAAACACATTACAGTTTTATGTATTACCTGCAGGTAGTACCCCGGCATATGAGTTAATATCGTCCTTAGCAGCGCAGACAGTGTTTAATACCGTAATTCCTACAGTAGCTAACGGTATTAATACAGCACACCTTCAAGTGTTTGTTAACGGTGTTAAGGAAATAGAAGGTGCATTAAAGTCGTACCTGGTTACTGGGGCAAACCAAATTACATTCAACGCTGGTTTAAATTTAAACGATGATGTTGAATTTTACGCATTCACATAAAGAAGGGTTTCATGTCACAACGAAAAATTATTGCCGAACAAATTGATCAGACAACGCTAGATCCAAATGCGTTTCTTCCAATCCAAACCGGTAATAGTGGAACGGTATTGGGTACAAACGGCGTAGTCGTCGGTTGGAAGAAAACAGGCACCTTCGAGCTGAGATTTGACTTTGGTGACGCAACTCCAAAGAACATCGTTTTGATGTTAGCTGATAAAATAATTCGTGAAACATCAATTGTTATCTACACAGCATTTGATGATGTCACAGCAACATTATCGTTAGGAGACATAGGCAACGTAAGTCGCTTTATTGCTACTACTGATAACTTACCTTATGAGATTGGGACTTACAGCACCACTCCAGGTACTAAATACGCTGTAGATACTATGATAACTTTAACGATAGTCCCAGGCGTCTCTACATTGGGTAGTGGCCTTGTTACTATTATTTACGAAATTTAAGGAAACAATATTATGTCAGTATGGACAAAAATCATTGGAACCCAAACCGGCCGATTTATTCTTGGGCTTACTGGCGTATCCATTAAAAATAACTCTGGTGTTTTAGATGTAAAGAATACTGCTGATTCAGCATATGCTTCAGTCAAGGCACAAGCAGTTACGGTATTTAATAACACAGCAGGATTTGGTAATACAATCCAATCTGGTGCTACGCAGGCAGCAAACTTTACTTACACATTACCACTTGATGATGGAACTCCTTCACAGGTTCTATCAACCGATGGTACTGGTTTATTGACATGGGTTACGGCTGCGGCAACTGCACATTTGTGGGCATGTGATACTACTTCGATAGCATTCGGATCAAGCGCAACAACAGTAATGTTTACATTGCCAGCAAATGCAGTTATTGACCGAGTATCAATTATTGTTGATACAGCGTTCGATGGCGCACCTACTATGAGCGTTGGTGTAAACGGTGGTTCAGCAAGCAAGTATGCTGGATCGGGCGATAGCTTATTGACGGTAGCAGATCGTTATGATGTGCCTAATCAGCAAGACGCAGTTGGCGGAACTGAAGCACTTGAGTTTTATTACACAGCAGGTGGCGCAACTGTTGGTGCTGGACGAGTTCTAGTTACCTATAGCGTACCAGCCTAAAAACTAAAAGCATAAATAAGTAGATAATCGTGGTGGGGTAGCAATACCCCACTGCTCCAATTAGGAGTGCCATGTCTAACAGAATTAAGCTAAGGGGAACAACCGAGAAGGTATTTGATCTCGGCCTTACAAATAAACAAATTTTCGATGCATCAGGTCACACTGCAAATCGCACGTGGGTTCTACCTGATTCAAACGGTACTAATACCTATGTTCTTACAACAAACGGTTCGGGCACACTATCGTGGGCTGCACCAGCAACAGGTACAGTCACATCCGTATCGGGTACAGCAGCCAGAATTACAAGTACAGGTGGTGCCACTCCAGTTATTGATATTGATGCCACATATGTAGGTCAAACAAGTATTACTACACTGGGCACGGTAGCAACAGGCACCTGGAGTGCAACTGCTATCGGAGCAACAAAGGGTGGAACTGGTCAGACAGTTTATGCTGTAGGTGATATTCTTGCTGCGGATACAACTACAACATTATCCAAGGTTGCAGATA